TGCTGTCATCGCATCATCAGTTGATGGGGCGGTGGTAGTTCGCGCCAATTCCAACTGTAATTTCAATGTTTCAATCTCACTAATGTACCGGCCCATATCGGTATTGTTGAAATACTTGATATTGTGGGAAATCACATTCAGGATTGTGCGGTACGATAACTTACGGCCCACCAAGAACAGTTCCGTCTCATTCTCATGACCCGCCATATCGGTCACTTGATTCAGCCGAATGTCCACATGTTCATGGATCATCTTCTCAAATGATTTACTGTCGTCCACCAGAAACGCGTCCAACAAAACGCATTCAGGGTAATTCGCCTTGTGGGCGGTGTATCGGTTCCGGATTCCACATCGGCTCTCGCCTATCTTCACTATGTACCCACCATTGTCAAATGATTTCACGCGGATCACGTACACCAACGAACACTGTTTGGTGAATTCCGTCAACAACACCTCCTCCTTCTGCAACTCCTTCTCCCGCGCCATATCGTTGGCGAGTTTGGCGGTCAAGGTTGCGTTGGTTGTCGCGGATTCGGTTAGTTCTTTGGTTGTATTGGTGAGTTCCGTGTTCGCATTGGTGAGTTTCGCATCCAATGCCTTAAGTTGGTTCTGGAGTTCCATCCCCTCTTCACAGATGGTTTCCTGCAACACTTCCTCCAACTTGATGTAGTATTCGTGGATTTCGTCTGCCTTGGATGTTCCTGCTTTGAGACAGAATCGCTTGAAGGCGGGAACAGTTAGTTTGAACACATCTTTGTTATGCCCACCACGAACATTTGTTTGCTCCTGAAGGTTCAGGAGCGAAACTATGTAATCCTTACCAACGACGAACTGTTTTTCAAGAAGCCTTCTTGCTGTTGCTTTTTGTGCAAACCCCATCCACCCCCAGACATCGTCCAGGTCAACAACAAATTCCGTTCTACTACAGTTCAAATAACAGTAGAAGTTGGTGAGAAAGGTCTGTTGTTGCGTTTCAGTGAAGGAATCCCTAAGTTTCCCTACCAACCGTGATTGGTAATTGCACGAGAACTTGGTGATTGGGTTGGTTTCGATGAGATTTACGATATCAATTGTAGCCATTGTATAGTGTATATAGGTTCAATATCTAAACCCTTTTTGCTATAAACTCAAAAAGTTAAACCATTGTACAACATACATAAATACACATATATTATTTGAGAATATTGCTTTACATTTGGGTAAAGCAATATTCTCATACACCGCGAGAAAGATATTTAACTTTACTCACCGCCGTGGGGAAATATTGCTTTACATTTGGGTAAAGCAATCTTGCTCACCATCAAAGGTGATCAAGAATCGTGTATGGAAAAACCGCTCACCCACTCGGGTGAGCGGTTTACTTACCGATACAGTGAGGAAAATCTTGCTCTACCCTAAGGTAGAGCAAGATTCGCATTCATTCCTTTCGCTGCTCTTGCAAGAGAAGCGAACAATGTTTAACAATTTCATAATGAAATTGTGAAACTACAGGCAGTGATTCATTTCCCTACCATAAGTTCGTTTTTTGAAAGTTGGTTTTCATTTTACTCCCTAACGTGGTAGTTTCCCAGGAATTAGTTCGAATATGCCGTGCCCGCCATACCACTGAGAACCCTAAGAACGTTGTAGTTCTTGGCGTAAACCCTGACCTTGGCAGTCTGGGTATCTCCAATGGCATTGTGGGAAACAACGAGCTGAAGCGTGGCATTGTCAATTCTGGAGAAGTTGCACGTCCCGCTTGGCTGATGCTCCTCGCTCCTCATCGCGAAGGAATAGCAGTTAATACCAGTGTCGGGGTTCCTGGTGTGGTGCTGGTAGGGCTGGACGAGATCGAAGTAAGATCCCTCGCGCTCGGAGAAACGGTCCTGGCGATTGAGCTGCAACTTGGCGGTGACAACAGGGTTCTCGCCCCAGCAGTGCATGTCAAGAGCGGTCTCGGAAAGGACGAAGGTGCCGGCGTCCGTGACGGTGGACTCGGTGCCAGTGGGGCTGGCACTGTTGAAACCATTGTCCCATCCGGCATCGGCGGCGGCTCCACTGGATGTAACATCGAGGGCGGCACGGTCAACAAAGAGACCACTGCCGTTGATGAATCCAGAGGAACTGGCTCCAATGGAGGCATCTCCAGCGTAGGCGGAGACGGTGTTGGGGAGGGCATCAATGGCATCGGAGTAGTTGAAGGGCTGGGCACCGAATGTCTTCCAGAGCAACTGACCGTTCTCGAGGGAGGCACAGTAGTCGACGTGGGTGTCGGGCTGGACGACCCAGATGAGTTCCTTACAAGGGTGGTTGAAGTTCAACTTGATCTTGTTGGAAGCGGATCCGATGGACTCATCGCCGGTGAACTGGAGCTGCTCAATGAGGTACTCGTGGGGGTTCTGGGCCATACGTCTGCGCTCGTCGGTGTCGAGGAAGATGTAGTCAATGTAGAGGGAGGCGGCAACCAGGGACTGGTTGTAGGCCGCGGTGACCTTGGTACCACCGGTGCCAGGCTTGGTGACGGCCCAGAGGCACTCATCGATGGACCTGAGATCGAGGTTGATCTTGACCTCGTGGTACTGGAGGGCAATGAGGGGGAGGGCGAGGCCAGGGTTGGTGCAGAACCAGAACTGGAGGGGGATGTAGAGGGTGGACTCGGGAAGAGCGTTCCTGGGGGTGCAGGTCTGGTTCTGGATACCGGCACCGGCACAAGGACCATCAACATCGGCGAATTCAGGGTCGGTGAGGTAGGTGAGCTGAGTGGTGTGGCCGATCATCTTGTGGTAGCCACGCTCCTGCTCCTTGGAGAGGGTGAGCTGGTTCCAGATGTGCATCCAGTCGCCGTACTGGCGGTCGATGCGCTGACCGCCAATCTCGACCTCAACCTGGTTGATGAGCTGCTCTCCGGGGAAGTCCAGCCACCTGGCGTAGACATCGTCTGTGGAGAGGCTCTGGCCAATCTCGGGGAGCGTGACCTGGAGGTACGTCCTGTAGGCGAGATCACCGTTCCTGCTGACGGTGCAGGTGACCCTGCGACCAAAGTCAGCTTGACCGTTGAAAGTCTGCTCTATGGCCTCCATCGAAAAGTTGGTGTGTCGACGGTAGGTCACCTTCCAGAAAGTGATCTGGGGGTTGCCGGTAAGGTAGACGTCTTGAGCGCCGTAAGCTACGAGTTGCATAAGTCCTCCTGCCATATTGGTTTATACTCTTAGAAAAGATAAAAAATCCGAGCGATGTCACTTTTTAGATGAATAAAATAATACATATCTGTTTTTATGAAGGAATTGACGCCTCAAAGCACCGTCGAATTCCTATAGTTTCACATTGAATTGATATCATCGGGACTATGATATCATCAAACCGTTTCACTCCATCACTCCATCACTAACTCCATCACTCACTCCATTCTGCCATTTCCTATATATTCATGAATAAATGATTCAATGTACCGCGTATCAGTGTGATCCGGCACAAGTTTCGTCGGTTTGGAGAAAATGTAATCGCGTCCCCGTTTTCGTACTACCCACCCATCATCAATGGCGTTGAATAGAAATACCATTTGCGTTTGTTTGGAATGCGAATGTGTGGAAATAACAAGTTGGGGTGTTCTGGTTGCCGGGCTTTCCATTCCATTTTAACTGTAAATTTATCCAATAGGTTATTCGCAAAGAGTTTAGAAGCAAATTGTTCATTTTGTGTAAAGTGTCAATGAAGGAGCGACCATTGAACAATTATACAGTTGGTTATGACCCGAATGACATAAATGCCCCCGCGGAGTATACCCGTAAAAAGACTGCTATAGAGGCCCAGATCAGTTCCTTAACAAGCACCGGCTCGACAGATCAAGACATCCAATATAAGATTGGAAAGTTGCGACGGAAATTGGATGTCTTGAATAGGATAGAGATATCTCGAAAAATTCTCAGTTTGGAAGAAGGGGTTGAATATTATGATGCGAAACAGAAGATCGACGATGCTACCGTGAATATAGCACCGAATGATAAGGTTTCATCCTTCTTTCGTATGGACACGCCCGACGAACCCAGTGTGGATACGGTGTGCAATACTGGACCCAACGAAACGTACGATCCAAGTGTATGCAAGGAATGTGCGGGTGAGATGGTTGATTCCGAGACGGACGGGTTCGTTATATGTCGGGAGTGCGGTTCCTGCTGGACGAATGTGATTGATATGGATACGGGAAATTACAAGGATGTTCCGGTGGAGACTTCTTTCTATGCTTACAAGCGGATCAATCATTTCAAGGAGATTCTCTCTCAGTTCCAGGCGAAGGAGACGACTCAGATCAGCGATGAGATCATGGAACGTATCAAGCAGCAGGTGAAGAAGGAGCGGTTGACGAATGATGAATTGACCACTAAAAAGACAAAGGAGATCCTCAAGAAGTTGGGATACAACAAGTACTACGAGCACATTCCCTTCATCAAGGATAAGATGGGAATCAAGCCGCCCGTGATGGATGTCGAGTTGGAGACGACGTTGTGCAATCTCTTTAACGAGTTGCAGGAACCATATGCGAAATGTTGTCCCAATGATAGGGTCAATTTCCTCAACTATTACTACACGATCTACAAGTTGTGTGAGTTATTGGAACAACATCAGTTCCTGCCGTTCTTTCCGATGTTGAAGGATCGCGATAAGCGGGTGGAGCAGGATGCGATTTGGAAGAAGATTTGTGCCGAGTTGGGGTGGTTGTTTATTGCTACCGAATAAGAGGGGACATGCGTCCCCCTCAAACACCCCCGCTACATACGATGTTCCATTACACTCTCATCACGAATGTCATGTGAGTGTTCATTCCACATGACCCATTCAATCACTTCACTCTTTCTTCGCACATTGGTGCCACAACACCTTTACAATTTTCCACGAAAAGTAGCATTGAAAGCCTTGAAAGACTTTATATAGAATACCGGACGCCACTGATGAAGTGGGGGGGTAAGGGGGCACCGCCCCCAAAATTGATTTAAATTCAATTCCACCATGACACTCACCCCACACTACACCACACACAATGTCTGCTGAATCGCCCACCCCTACTGCTCCCATCAATGTCCGCGACACACTACTGAACCGTCTCGCCCAGTTCCCCAACGCATACAAGTGTTGGGAGATGACCCGCGATTCGCCTCAGCATCCCGTGGAGGCACTTCATGCGGGTGCTGAGTATAATATGTGCGAGACTGGCGACGATGATTGTGTGCTTTCATTCACGGAGATTGGTGGTGAAATGTGTCCGCTATCCCTCCACACAAAGAACCATTGTGGGATGCGGTTGTACCGTTTGATGGGCGACATCAGTGTCCCCGTCCACGGCCGCGAGATGTCGTTCGCCGATGCATGTGCGAACCCCAACATCACCACCACCAACTGTATCTCCACGGTGGGCCACAGCCACCTGATTGGGTTCTGGGATACCAGGGCAACCAACGATACGATTCCCCATACGAAATATTTGGCGAGGGCTGTCCGCCGAGACGGGAGTCTGGCTGAGACCGCCCACGCATGGGCCACCGATGAGGTGACGGGGGGACCGCATATGCCAACCCCCAATGGTCCGCGATTCCCCATCGGAGCGTTCGCGGACGAGTTGAGTATCCGCGAGCACATAGACTATCCATTTGAACGTCAGATATACGGGGGCAAGGTCGAGACTGACGTGGAGGCGTTCGTGAAGTGTTTGAACACGGATCTCACCCACGTGTTCGTCCGCCACACATCTCCCCCGATACCGTGATCGGTGGGATACACCTCCATTATTCGGATCCACTATCCAGGGTGTTGAATTTAGTGGCAATGACGTGAATGGGGAAGAGTTGTCCAGAGCAAAGCACTTGGTGTGGGTTTCGCGTGACGGGCAATTTGTTTCCGGCATTGACCGTACTTAAAATAACATTTTTTTCATCTAAATTCCGTTCGTTCGGATTATGTGATGTATACGGCAACCGCTCCATTGTATTGGCAAATATATGGGGATTCATGTAATCCACCACATGAACAGGTATTTCCGACCCATCCCATAATTCTCGCATGACTTCGTATCTAGAATGCCCGTCTATGATGACGTATTTCTGTGCAACTCCAACATATATCATCGAGACCACAATTGGAACAACCGCGGTTGCATAGTCGCCCGCTATGTTAAACAAACTTCTGGTATCAGTTTGGTACGGTTGGTAGGATTCCAGATATTTTCCATATGCGATCACGGAGTAGTGTTTGTGGGGGAGGATTTGCGATGTGGGTACAGATATGGTTTCCGTATTTTCAAACATTGTTGCAATGAGTGCCCTGAAACTGGAGAAGTCTTGTCCCAATGGCATTTCAATGGCGTATCTGCTGAAAGTCACGTAAAAATCCGCCAATGCACTGCCTTCCGCGACCATGATGCACATGCAACGCACATCCCCTCCAATACGATGTCCCTGCAACACGGTGATTCCACTGGCGAGAAGTTTTCCATGGAGTCGTGTGATCGCCTCATCATTGTCGGCTCGCATCCATACCCACGGCACCCATTCATTTCCTCGAAACGTCCACTGTGGAACGATCTGTTGGAGTTGGGCCACGATGAGTGACCTCCATGTATGGAGAAGGAGATGGGTCTGGGACGCATACGTCGTATTTGCAAAACAGTGGTTCAGATACAGTTTCGATAAATCGCTGATGGGCCATTTGGTTTGGGTGAGACTGATAATGGTTGCCCACGAGTTGTTCAAGATGGTCGATGAGGTCATGAAACATTTCCCCCCCGATGGAAAAAACTTAGTCCAATCGCACACAATGACGATTTTAACCCCTCGTCCTTTAGCGTCGGCAATCAACGCATCATCCATATGGGAATGTAAACTATAGTCGTGCCAGTATTCGCCGCAAAATGGGAGATACGATTCATCAATGATGAATATCCCATTATCCGGCACAGTTGAAATAAAATCTGCGATTTCTTGCCATTCATATAAATGGCCAGTTGGTACCGATGGGTTGGCAATGAGATTCAGCATCGATCCGCCCGATACTCCGACTCCGCTGATATCATCCACATCCATCATGAGATGTCCTGTCCGTATAGCCGATTTGATGAAATCGTCTTTGTAGGGCGATGCATTGGCGTATGAAATATCTGGGACCATTGGTGTTACGTAGCGCCATGACGTGACACTCGATCCCGATTGGCGCATCAGTGTTTCCAATGTACGCAGATGGGACCCTGAGAATTGGACATTGTATGTACTCAATGGTTCACTGCCTCCAAAGCAAAAGGTTTTAAAATTCGCGAGCAATTCACTTGCTGTGCTGTCTGTGGTCATTAAATCATCTGCAAAAAACCCCGATACTTCACCGATGGGATTTTCCATGCGACTCAGATCAAGATATGAGTCATAGTTCAACCGCAATGTTGTCATTGATAAGGGGGGTACCTATCGTATGGTAAGATAAAGAGTTGTATTTTATACGGCGGAAAAAATGAGGTCATATCCATATGATCCGTATATTTATATAGTATAGTATTCAGTGTATCGATGGGGTCGGGTCAGTTTCCCTTAATTGGAGACCTCTGCCGCCAAGTAGATCATCTTCCCCGATTCCGGTACGTACTCCCCAATATGGTTGTATGGCATTTCGGTGGAGTATACCTTATTCGTGGTGCTGTTCCGATAGTACTCTTTTCCGTGAAACATCCACTCATCAACGACAATCGATTCGTCGCTCTCTCCGTGCTGCGGGGCGGCCACTGCCTGGAGCTTCTTTGCTGCTTGGGCAACAAGTCCCGCCAGGTCATCTTCAACATCTTCGTCACTCCTCTTGTTCGCCAACGGCTTCCTGCCTCGGGGTTTGGCGGTAATCGCATACGCTTCCTCGGGAAGAGTGATCCCGATGTCAGACAATGCCAGTACCGCATCCTCCTTTGAGATTTTCGCAGCATGGAGGGCGTCCCCGTACGAAACCACCTTCTTGCCCTTGGGCGAAACATAATCATTCGCAGGAACAGCCATCCTCTGGGCGACGGTGCCGTGGACGGGTTCGCCCGTGGTAGATTTGGTGGCGGATTTTGTGCACGTGGTGCAGTACTGATCGTTCATGGGTTTGTTCTTGCACTGACTGAACAGTCCGTAATTCAGCGATATGGCCTGGCACAGAGTCGCATCGTTCGTACCCATCCACGGAACAAGCCCATTCGCCTTCTTCGCAACCGCAGCCTTCTTCTCAGTGGGTGGGTTAATCTGTTCAATCTCCTCCGACTCATCCACGGCCTCCACAACCGTGTCCAACGACACATCTGTCTTCGCCTCCGCAACGGGTGCGACAACATCCTTCACGATCACCTTCTTGGTCTTGGTCTTCTTCACCTCCGCAACCAACATCTTCTTGTCTGCCTTGGCCTTCTCCAACGCAATCTTCTTCTGTTCCAACGCAATCTTCTTCTGTTCCGCCAACTCTGCCTTGGCCTTCTCCGCCAACACCTTCTTCTGTTCCAACGCCATCTTCTTCTGTTCCGCCAACTCTGCCTTGGCCTTCTCCGCAACCATCTTCTTCTGTTCAGTCACCATCTTCTTCTGTTCCGCCAACTCTGCCTTGGCCTTCTCCGCCGCCATCTTCTTCTGTTCCGCCAACATCTTCTTGTCCGACTTGGCCTTCTCCACCCACACCTTCTTCTGTTCCAACGCAATCTTCTTCTGTTCCGCCAACTCTGCCTTGGCCTTCTCCGCCAACATCTTCTTCTGTTCAGCCACCATCTTCTTCTTATTCGCAGGACTCTCGGTCTCCTCCTTGGGACAACGGGCACGGAATGCCTTGACGGCGGCCTTGATGCCAGTCACCTGACGCTTCATGGCTTTGGCATGAGCCTTCTTGTCCTTCGCCACAGACGCCCTGTGTTTCTCGACAAGTTTGGCCTGTTTCTTGATGGACGCAAGAAACTTCTTGGTGGTGGCAGTGTTGTTGGCAGTGGAGTTAGTCATGGTTTGAAAGTTTTGAAAGTTTTTAAACGTTTGTTGTTTGATTAGTGTCTTCTGTAGGTCAAGCGAATCGCGAATCAATTTTCCGATTTTCGCGAACTGATATTCGCGAATCGCTTAATTCGCGATCTGGCATTCGGAAAAAATATCCTGTCAATGTACAATGTTAGGAACTCGCAGTCTTCGATCTCGTCTGAATACAAATAGGCCAACAGGAGGAGGAGGTGATAAGAAGTACGGCATGGCCCCAACAACTGGTGTGACCACTAATTACCATCGCATGATCATGACTAAGACCACCAAGTAAATATTGGTTTCTTCGCACATTCGATTAAATTTTATTATGCAAACAGTATAATAAAATCAGTATTAGATGAACGGGTCATCCATATTCACTCCAGAGAACGTCGCATACTTGGAGACCCATCCCGATAAATACGAAAATGTATCCAAAGCACGATTGGCGAATTCCGTGTACCGATCCGACGTCCGTATGGGACCACACGACGATTTCTATACATATGTGAACAAATCATGGCTTCATGATGAACTGCAGACCATAAACAGATCCCCAAAGTATTATGTGAAAGACGATTCGTTCCGAGTCACGCAGGATGAGGTGTACAATGAAACGATTGAGTTGGTAGAGTGTTACGTGAAATCAACCTCCGCGGGACACGTGAATATAGGAAATCTGCTGAAATCACTGCGGGGAACGAATCCATCGAAACTCCGCGAGCACGCACGAGTCATTGACGAGACGATCCACTCCTACATCGATTCAGGAAATCCAGATGATGGATTATATTCATTACTCGCCCACCTTACGACCAATGGGGTGGTCGCGGATTCATCGCCGATCGTGTGGATGTCCCTGCCCGACGAAAAAAATGTGAGGAAACAAGTGTCACATCTGTACGCGGGCCAGCCATCGCTATCGGAATACGGAGTGTACGATATAACAAACGCGGACTCGTCTTCATTGATGAAATGGAAACGGGCGGCAAAGACGAAATATTTGAAATATATAAAACGGGTATTCAACGCCCTGTCGCCGAACGAGCGGATCGACCCTATGGATATTTGGAATGCGGAGGTTTCCTTATGGCATGCCCTTGGTGGGGAATGTACCGATAGAGTCGAGCCCAACACGGATTTCTACAACCCAATGTCCCCCCAAAGCATCCACGACGAACTCGGGTTCGACTGGTCGCGATATGCAACCAAAATGGGATTCAACGAACGAAAAATTCCTCGCCGGGTGGTTGTGGGAGGTGTAACCGCCATATCATGCACAATGTCTCTGCTGAAAGATAGTTGGAATACTCCCCAATGGGAGACCTACTGGCGGTTTTTGTACTACAAGCAGATGATCCGGTTCGATGAAAAGTTCCGGGATATCCATTTCGAGTTCTACGAGTCATTCATTACAGGACAGGACGTGAAGATGCCTAGGAAGATATACCCGATTTTCGGATTATCATATTGTTTCAATCATAAGTTGACCGAGCTCTTTCTAGCCAAGAACTACGATCCTGAGACGGAGGAATTTGTCAACCAAATTGCCGAGGATTTGCGTGAGATATTCATTCGCAAGATCCATCGAAGTTCATGGCTGACCGATAAAACGAAGACCACCGCAGCAGAGAAAATGCGTAAATTGCGATTCGTGATTGGTCGTCCCATGAATAAGGTGACAAAGGATCCCGTGATATCCTATGATGCAAAGGATCCCTGGGGGAATATTGTTCAATGTGCACTGGTTCACCATGCACGAAAGATAGAGGGGGAAGGCGGGGTTCCCGGCGACGCACCCGATGTAGATTGGTCCATATTCAAGTTGGTGGGGACCCAGGTGTATGTGGTGAATGCTTATTATCGACCAATATCGAATTCGATATATATACCCCAGGGATACATTAGGAAACCATTTGTGGATATGTCGGGGCGAGGAATTGAGTATAATTTGGTTCATGTAGGGTATACGTTGGGACACGAACTGTGTCATGCATTGGACGATATGGGGAGCAAGTTCGATGCGGATGGAAATATGTTCGAATGGTGGGGGAAGACTGATATGAGACGATATGGTCGATATATTAAGGATGTGATCCGCCAATATGAAGCGGCGGCACATAAAGATGGCCATGATTTCAATGCCGCGAATAGTATAGGAGAAGATTTGGCCGATATAGGAGGGCTGTCATTAATTGAGGAATATTTATTTTTATATTTAACCGTCACCGATACGAGCCCCATTCTTCAACGACTTGCATTTAAGGAATTATATGTTCATTTTGCAGTTCAGTCTAGACAAACTATTAGGAAACGAGCCGTATTGGCGGAGATGCGGAATAATCCCCATCCATTGGAAAAGTATAGGTGCAATTGTCCACTGATCCGATCGCGTATTTTCAGAACACTGTTTGATGTCCCACATACAAGTTCAATGTGGTGGACCAGCACGAACCAGATTTGGTAATTTTTTTTCTATAGCAATTGTATAATGGCCAGACGCAGAACTAGATCCTCTACCAGTCGCAGACGCATTCGCACCCACACTACAACTAGACGCAGACGCAGCGGAAGCAGACGCAGCAAGAGCAGACGCAGCAAGAGCCGCAGACGTTCTGGAAGCAGGAACAGGAACAGGAACAGGAACAGAGCCAGAAACAACGCCCAGCAAAATGCTATGAATTTCTTCTAAGCAGTCTCCAAACAGTCTCTTCTTGATACAAAAATACAATTATTCATTATATGAGGAATATAATGAATTTTCGACGAAACCCGGTGTTAAGTAGATAAGTTTTTTTCATGTGACACGAGAACCGCATTGATCAATTTGATTCTGTCAATATACGAAATATGTGGTACCAATGCATCGAGAAATATAGTGTTACAGTTACTGTGAAGTCCGTGTGCGTACACGGTGTTGATGTACCCATACGTTGCAACATCCTGTACCTGTTCAGGGGTTAGATCGATTGTCATCACCGTATCAAATTTTTCGCCTCTGTAGTAGGGATGTTTTACGTCGAGACGATATTTGTGGGGACACATATACGAATCAATAAATGCCTTTGTATTTAATGGAATGGGGTCATCTCCGAGTACACCACTGGGAATTGTGTATTTGTTGGTGAGGTATTGTTTATTAATTACCCAACCAAATGTATCTTCCACTCCAGTCCCATATCTGATAAATGGAGTATATTCTCCCTGTTTAATGCATATATTGATCTTCAAATTATTTCGGTCGTCTATTGGAATTCTCGATATAGAGTCAGTCAATTCATTCATACTGACGTCATGTTGGTACATATATTAGGTATATAAAAAATCAACATCATCTGCATCATCTGCATCATCTGCATCATTTTGACTAAAATTGATTCCAGTTTGGTTTCAAATCAATCTGTAACATAACCCCCCACAAACACAAAGTCATGAAAATCATTTGCTACGATACAGAAACTACTGGTCTTCCTCAAGATAAATGGGTATCCACCGCCGACACCGAAAAATGGCCCCATGCGATTCAGGTAAGTTGGGTGATGTACGATACCGAATCGGGGTCGGTGATTGATCATGCCAATGACTTGATTCAAATTGGCGACGCACCATTGAGTCAGGAGAGTGTTGAGATTCATCATATCACTCGCGAGAAGGCGAACGACATCGGTATTCCTATTGGCGATGCATTGGTGAAATTCATCAATGCAATGCGTGTGGCGGACTGTATGGTTGGCCACAACACACAATTTGACCATGATATCATGTGTGTTGAGGGAAATAGGTGTGGCAAATCCAAAATATTCAACCGGTTGGACGGGTCTAATATGCCCGAGTTCTGTACGATGCACAAGGGGAAATCTATTACCAAGATCGAGAAGATAAACAGTACCACGGGGAGAACGTATTACAAACAGCCCCGCCTATCGGAACTCCATGACCATCTGTATGGCGACACGCCAGAGGGAACCCATGATGCGATGGTTGATGTACTGGTATGTCTCAGATGTTATATGTCAATCCGGTGGGACGTGGAAGATGTTTTGGAGACATCGCAAGAATTCGCCGCCTTGTGGGGTGAGCACATTGAGTGACCAGGGAACGTATTGACCAGGGAACGTATTGACCACCACCCACCACCATGAAATGATGATATTAATTTTTTCTTGTATTTCCATCGTAAACACCCGATGCAATCAACTGATTTGTATGTTGATTGCCCCCCCAATTACTGTCCATGGGGTTTCCGCTGACTTCTCCTAGTTCGCGTTCCATCCCGTCAATGGGAACCGTCTTTCCTATATACTGATTATCGGGGTCGAATCCTGGATAACTATTTTTATTATATTCGGTCGAGTCGCGCGATGCGTCCACCATTTTGGTCATTATCTCCACCGATGCCTGGTCTGCATTCGCGGGGTCGCCGTGAATTTTCGCCACGCGATTTCCTTGCACATCGTACGATTCACTCATAGACAACACTGGACATCGCACACCAGTTGCCCTCTGCCAGTCGATGAATTCGGTGTACTCCTCTAAATTTTCAAATTGAAGAGGATTCACACCCGGCACGGACGCTTTGTTTGAATTATACAAGTATATACGAGACCCTTTTTGCAACAGAATATTCGGGCAGTCGGTGGATACACCGCCGAATGGTTCCATATAGGAAATAATACCAATGCGTTTAATCACGTGATACACTCCGAGTACTATAATACTGATACATATCATCCACTGGATCGTTCGGATTATTCTAGGGGAGGGGTTTGGAATACGGAATCCTTTCATGGCCAATGAATCACTACATTCTGTGTATATAATAAAATCGCCATATATTGTACGTGTATGTTTCCCCCGAGTACCACTCAACCCGCCCCCCCACCCCCTTTAAATGCCGCAACCGACCCCACCAATGCAATCCAGCAGATGAAAACTGCCAATCCAACAATTGTTTTTGTTCATGCGTCATGGTGTAGTCATTGTAAAACAATGTATCCCTTTTGGAATGCTTTGTGCAAATCCCAGCGTGATAAGAACCGTTTGATTTCGATCGAGAGTGAGGTGGTGAAGCGTTTGGAGGCCACTGGTGATGTCCCTGCTGGTTGGAGTGTTGTGGGATTCCCTACGATTTGGGTGATTTCTGGGTGGCATGTCATGGATACGTTTACTGGTGGCGGTGCGGCGCTTGCGTCGTGGGTGAATGATAAACTCGGCACACAGTCAAAACCCATTGCAGCGATATCCAATATGTCCAATATAAGTGCTCCTCGAATGGAACCGCGGGTTAAACGTGTTCGCCGCAAAACTAAACGCGTGCGTCGAAAGACTCGAATTCGCAAAAAAAGCGGGCGTCGAAAGACTAAACGGGTCCGTCGGAAGACCCAAAGTCGGAAAACCAAACGCGGACGTCGCAAAACGCGGGGTCGCACTAAGAAGTGAATCATGTGATGGTTCGGTCGACGGAAAATTGAATTAAACATAATATTCTTCTCATACTATTACACACACTGTTATGAAATTCTGTACCCACTGTTCAAATATGTTCTATACGAAATTGGGGGACGATCTGAATACAATTTCGTATTATTGTCGGAATTGCGGGACTAAGGAGGATGATACGCCCGTGGGGAAGGATGATATTAAAATCGCGTCTATTCAACAGTCGGGGTCTTATACGGTGAATCGATACACTAAATGTGACCCTACTCTTCCCCGGTCAAACAAGATGTCGTGTCCAAATCAAGAATGTTCCGTTGGCGATGTCGATGGCGATGGCGATGTGCCCAGTAAATCAAACATCGTATATGTTCGCCACAATGATGTTGACATGAAGTACACATATATGTGTTGCGATTGCGACACGAGTTGGAATATGGATGTGTAAATTTGGTAAATGAATCGAAAATGTTCAACACAACATTACATATATGTTGTGTTACAAGTAAATTTGCAAAACATGGGGACCATCTCCCCTCGCACATTAAAATTCTGATGTGGCCCATCGGATACCTTGTTTTGTTAGTTTTGCGCGGGTTTTTTTGTCTGGAACGGCAATAACCGCAACCGTCGAGAACATGGACTGGCCCATTAACATTTTAAATGTTTTTGGGGATAAAATATATTGTCTTCCGTTAATACGATTCATTTTTCGTATTGCTGCATGATTTTTGCTTTCGTCAAATTCTCCCTCGGCTAGTCCAACCATTGTATCGAGAAATGTGTCGTTGACTTCAATGTATTGTTCGGCCGTTATACTATTAAAAAAATCATCGGAAAATTCAGGCTCCGTCAGCATTCGACATCGTTTCAGAATATCTACCTGTTTATTCGGGTGTCGTATTTTTTCAGCAACCGCCGAGTACATACCAAGAAGGAGTGCCCGCAAATCATCATCTATACGTTGATTCATTCCAAAATCAATTATACCTAATACTATATTACCATCTTTCTTCATAACAATTAGATTTCCAGGATGAAGATCAGAATGAACGTATGATATGGTAGGGCAACATGTGTTCATTCCAATATATTTAGCAAGATAAGAAAATGACAATTCCTTCTCTTCTTTTGATAGATCTGATATCCCACAACCATCAAAATGTTCCATCAGAATATAATCTGTATGAGAATACCCTTCACACAATGTAATCGACGTATCGTTATACACAGTTGGAAAATTTATCCACTTGTTAATCGAGACAAACTCTCGTTTGGAACAAACCAACGCATTAATCTCTTCGTCAAATTCACATTGGGTCAGGATATAGTCGCGGGTATCAGCGATGGAACGCAGTGAATTCACCGAATCCCTCATTTTCGGCGATATCTTGGAGATACGACGAACCATGTTGTAAATGGAGACGAATTCCGCGTGGCCAGTACGAATCCTCTCCTTGATATTGCGACGCTTGGTTTTCAGAACGTACCGTTTGTCGGGGTCATTTTTCCCATAAGCGAAAAACACCAACGCTACCATCCCACTGGCACCGGGCATCGGATCGTCTAATACCAGATCATACGCCTCAATCACTTGATCAATCATTTCTCTCTCAATGTCTTCCTCAACATATGATGTATTGTTTGTCTGTTTAACGAAAACGTCCATCACGGCTTTTGAAAAATATCCGTCCTCCGTGTTTCCCGACAAGGCCTGGAATATCTTCACGCAAAGGATGTTGTGGTTGATCAGCCGTTCCAGCCATGTGGTGATGAATGACTCGTACGTGGTACGTCCAAATATATAGGGGATTACAGAACTGATTGTAATTTTGAGAATAGAAAACACCCCCATGTACAATATGTCAACATTAAATTTCAACGAATCGTTTTATATATCATTTACGATGCGGGCCGAGATGGTTGATGTTAATGACGCGACGAGGAATATCCATACCGCGTAAGCGACTCGGTCCTTCAACACGACAAATGATTCGATTGATTCCTTAATGGATTGTACCGATGATTTATCTGTATCACCCTTCGTCTCGGTAACAACCCCATCGCCAGCACCACCATACAATAAATCGTATATCGCATCCTTCCCTTCGTTTGCCAAATCCTTTGCCGAAATTGCATTTAATAGTATCGATGGGTCGAACATGTGGCGATCAATCTTGGTTTTGACTGTGGTGTTAAATGTTGTAAGAGTCGACCCGTACATGGTATTGCTTACCATATATCCAATTGTATTTGAAAATGGCGTGATCCACCCAGGAAATGAATTGAGTAGCATTCCTATACTGATGTTCGGAACTGCAAATGCAAAAAATAGGGAAACAAATGCGGCGAATTTCTCCTTCGCAGTTTCCAGTGATGCAGATACGTAACAGGTCATTAGCACACAGGTTGCCAGAGACGAAATCCAAACGGGTTTCGTCAACGTCGTATCCCCCGCACCAGGAGTCAATGCTGGTACCAGGCAACTGACAACGATACCAACAATGAATGTGAATAATATTGCAATGTGGAGGTTTGTCTGAACCATCGTAGGGTTACTTGTTTCACTTGCCATTCGCTATACAATACGCATATTATAATGGTGCGATTTTCCACGTATATGGTATCGATGGCTATACCTGGGGCAATCACTGAATCGAGTGCCAACTTGGTGGAACATGGAATGAAGTACTTTACATCACATACATTAAGGCAATGTCATGGGATCCGAATGAAATACGAACAGACGTACACAACCATTACAACCATATGTGCTATTATATTTGTACTATGTGCCGTGCTCTGGCTTAAACGAACCTACAGGGAAACGCCAGAAGAAAAACAAATCAGAATCCAGGAGAGGAACAATTATCTATACACGAAAATGCGAACGTTTAACCAATCAAACGAAGCAGTTGTGTTTGATCGCATGTAAATTTGATCGGATAATTATGTGGATGTATGGTACGATGGATCAATTGACCGATATTGCGAATAGTGTATCTAAAATCACAAACGATGTGGTGGAATCAGTTGGTACCACAATTACAAACGCGGTTTCTTCTGTGGCACCCTCTGCGGCACCCTCTGCAACAGTTGACGAGTTAAATAGCAAATCTATTAGCAATGTAAAAGACACAATTGGACCTGTTGGTACTGTGAATCAAACATTGTTCGACAATAATGATTCGGTCGAGGAATCCCCCAATCGAATCAATCCGCCGCCCGGGGATCGTCCTACAATTTCGTACGAAGAAGCGGTTGATAAATTCTTTGAATATAAATCCTTGTATGAAAATAGGTACATTGTTTGGAAGAATAAAAAAAGGAGGAAAAAATCTTCAGATAAGAACACCAAACCAATACAGATTAAGGGAAAATATACACCCAAATGTCTGCTATGCAAAGGGGTGGGGGGAATGGTATTCGATATTAGTCATAAAAAACTCGTCGCAAAATGCAGAGCCAACCCCAAATGCAGATTCCACATTGATATTCGCCGACTGGAGATAAGTACAATAGACGAATTGATTCCGGTAAACATTGATTTCCAAAATACCGAGAAAGAAGAGTTTATTGCCCAGAAAAATAAAATGGTATTCTACAATTATGTTCCTGGTGACGCCGGTGATAATGAAAATAACCAAAGAATCGAGTTTATTGCAACGCTTGGTGAGGATGCGAAATATTACATGGATCAAAAAATGAATGCAATCTACGGTTCTCCTGAGGAATTGGCGAAATACGAAATGTTGGAGAAGCAATATATCGAAATACTTGCAGATATGCAAAAGGCAAAAGGCGAGGATGTGGCAACGCTTGGTGGTGATTTGGTGGACACGTATAAAAACAGATTGCTTCCTGTGGTTGAAGGGATGCGGTCCTATCGAGATAGGTATAGGTTTTTACCAATGTCTATGATAAATGGTCCAATGAAAGAACGAGTGCGTCCGTGCAACACCCGAATGATGGAGATTGATGTCGATACATTCAAACGTCCGGATATAAGTGATCGAGTTGATATATACACGTTGAGGTGATAAAGTATCTCTGTATAGTATGAACTTGTTCAAATACATCAATGTCAAGATATTCATAGTAAGCTTTATCATTGGTTTATTTCTTAGTTATATGACCGCTCCCCCACAGCAACACATTTATGTGTATCCCAATGAGGAGAATATGGGAAGTGTCCAATTTAAGGATGTGACCGGAACATGTTTTTCATTTGAACCGGTTGAAGTGAATTGCCCAAATGATTCCGAAATAAGTCGCGTCCCTATCCAATGATTAGGATTAGGTGTAGGATGACAAATGCAAACATTATTATGATGTCATTGCTATCACTGATATCACTGATAGCACTGATAGCAATGACATCATAATAATGTCTCTATAGTGTAGCGTGTTATGCGAAACTTAATATCAAAACTTCGGACCCCGACCGGGTCAATCGTCATATCAATCGTCTTGGGTCTTGGGTTGGCGTCTATATTCAAGAGAACGTGTACTGGTGATAACTGTAGGGTGTTCAAAGCCCCGTCCGTCGATAAGTTGAAGGGAAAGATATTCAAGAAAGATGGGAAATGTTATGAAATGAAGGAGCAAGCAACTACGTGTAGCGATACGAAGAAAATATTTGAATTTGATCATGAGTAAGCAAATAATACAAATATCTGCGTAATTTGTGTATGAACAAAATATATGTGAATGTAAATGAGCATGTCATATGGTACATCCGATGCTTCCAACATAAGCGATGTTGGGGGAAATGCTAATTACGGAACGAATCAATCCGCTCCCACCCAACCATCGTACAATCAACCGACCATGTCCATTGAGGAAATTCAAAAGTCAAGAAATAGTGAATTGATTAATATAGGAAACGGGGGAGGATCTGCTGCGTATGGCAACAATTCACCAAATGATCCTGTACCGGGAAATACACCAACGCAGTCAAATGTCGTACCCCAGGATATAATAAATAAAATGATCCCCGATATTCAAAATGCGGCAATGGACGGCTCGCTTAGGTTACCCAACAGAGATATACCCCAACAACCAACTCAATTCACAAACGATCATACGGTTCAACAAAATCAACACGTGAAGTTCGCGGAAAACAATACGAAGTATATATATGATACTCCCCCCCACAGAGTGCCAATGAAACAAGACGGGAGACAACATGATGCGAATGTTTGGTTTGATGAATTGTTCATTCCCGTGTTGGCCGGAGTACTGTTTTACATATTTAACAGTACAAGTGGTCTGGATATGATACAGAAGGTGATTCCTTCAATATTCAAGTCCGATGGGACGATGAAATCCAACGGATTGGTTGTGTTGTCTGTGTGTTTCATCGCTTCACTCTATGGATGCGTCAATTTGCACACGTATTTTACAAAATAAAAATGTTCATGTAATATAAAACGCAATGTCCGCTACATCGATAAACCAGACACCTGTACCTATTGGAACAGTAACTTTCCCTGTGGTGGCCGAGAAGGAAGTGGTGGCCGAGAAGGAAGTGGTGGCCGAGAAGGAAGTGGTGGCCGAGAAGGAAGTGGTGGCCGAGAAGGAAGTGGTGGCCGAGAAGGA